ACAACGAGCGTTACATGCCAGCAATGGGTAACAACTACTGGGCCGTGTATAATACTCTGACTGATTGGTCAAGCCACCATGTCGGTAGCCGCAAAAATAAAATTGATATACCTGTGGCACAGGTTAAGAGATCCGATAAAGTTCAACAAGTTATTGCTAACTTTCCACTAGCAGCATAGGCTCTCCTGACACCCTGAGCATGGTGAAAAACTGCTCACTTAATATAACTCCGGGTAATAGAAGATTGATATGGATGAAAGAATAGAAAATTTATTTGGCTTTGATCGTAAAAGTTTTAATGGTTTTTTGTGTGGTATAGGTGAACCTAGTGTGCATACAAGTGTCGTAGGAAACTCATTGTTTGTTTTATATTTTGATGGTGATGTGGGCTGTGCTTTATTCTCTAGCGGAAGCGAGGCTTTTGATGAGGATGGCTTGCGATTAGAATTAATTGACTGCTCTTGGTGTGATCTCAGACTTGATGAGATGCTATTCATCCAACAGATTTTTAAATCTTTCTATAAAGAGGTAGGTAATGTCCACTAAAGATATTTCTTATCTGTACTGGTATTGGAGAACTGGGTAGTCTTTTAAAACTAAAAAGGATTTATAATGAAAACTAGAATCCATGTTAATCAACATAACATTAAAGCTAATGCTAAGGGCGCTGAGTTGCCAGTGATTACTGTCAAGGACTACAAACAAAATAGAAAGGCTAATCATGCCGCTGTTGTAGACTCTGAAGGTAAGCCACTGGTTAGTGTTTACTACTGTCCTGACAACCCGTTACCGTGCGGTGCTAAGGTTTGGATTGAAACTGAGTTGGAGGTTGTGACCGTTGGATAAGATAAGTTTGTTTGTTGATCACTTTGTAATTTATTCTGATAGGCGGGAAGCTTTGATTCTAAATTGTGGTACTGTTTCAGCGTTTGAAGAAAGTTTGCGGGAGTTGATCTCTTCTGAAATTAGAGATACATTACTGGAGCGTGTGAAGGTATTAGATTATGACATGAAACTAACTGAACCTAATCGCCATGTAAGTCCTCAATATGACAGACTTAGAGATGCTAGAACTACTTTGATGCGTTTACACAATGATCTTCTTTGGAATAAGGAAACTGCATGAATATATTTTACATTGATACTTGTCCTGTCAAGGCTGCACAAATGCAATGCGATAAGCATGTAGTTAAAATGATTTTAGAATCTGCACAGATGCTTTGCGCTGCTCATCATGTCGAGGGTGACGGTAATGTACCTTACAAGCTGGCTCATAAGAATCATCCTAGCACTGTATGGACTCGCACTAACAAAAAACACTATCAGTGGCTCTGGGATCACATGGTAGCCTTAGGTGAGGAATACACTAGCCGCTATGGTAAAGTACATATGACTATTACTAAGTGCGCCGAAGCTCTCAAGAATCCTCCTGAAGCTGTGCCAGATCTTGAGTGGACTGATCCACCTCAGTGTATGCCTGATGAGTGCAAACGTGAGACTGCCTTGGCTGGGTACACTGAGTATTATTTTAATTACAAACCAAAAGTTATTGATATGCGCTGGAACGGAGTAAAAAAAAATGCAAAATGTAATTGATATGTGCAATCACATACTCTATCATTCCACTATATACTGTGGCTTTGAAGAAATGACTGACGATATGCAGCATGAGGCGATAGGATTATCGTTAAAGTACGGTGACTTTGCCGTTGGTTTTGTGAGAGTTTACTTAGACATACAGGAGGAAATAAGAAATGAGTGCTACTGATACTAGGGCTGAGTTCTGTGGTATGATTGATGACTGGTGGTGTCAGTTATTTGCCATGAGACTGGGCGCACCAACACCCTCAGAAAGAACTAAACACAGATTTATTTCTTTTGTGGAGGATCGTTGTCACGAGGTAGGTAGTTGGAAGGTTACTGATGATGACCTTTGCAAACTTTTCCCTGAATTTATTGATAGGTTGGGCGAATGGTAGAAGAAATTCTAGAATTAAAAAGCGTTCTGTTGAACCCAAAACGCAGCGATGAGTTTGATACATGGTACTATCTTGATGGCTGGCGTATGTGCCGTGTCAAGATTGGTAATAAAAGAGGAACTGTTACCCCAAAATTTGGGCGTGGTAAGATAACCGTAGGCATTAGACGCTTGAAGGAGGAGCTAAACAGTTTATACTGGTACGCCGCCAGATGTCACGCAGGCAGGCACACTAAAAAAAGATCGCGTGAGTGGGAAAAACATTATGCTTGACAAGCTAATGTGGATCGTGTATTGTTCGCAAACCAAAAACATAGGAGTAATTATATATGGTAATTGAAGGAATCGCGTATTGGGCTAGCGTAACCTCACCTAATACGACTTTTGAGCCAGTCTATACTGTCAACCTAGTAGTCTCTGAGGAAAAAGCTGATGAGCTTCGTTCTCAAGGCATCAAGGTTGTCGATAAAGAAGAAGGCCCAACTGTCGTTATCAAGCGAAAGGTTAACGGCCCCAACGGTATGATTCGTTCAGCCCCAAAACTATTGGACTCACAGAAGCGTCCAATGGATTGTAAGGTAGGTAACGGGTCTAAAGTCAAGGTACAGTACAAGCCTTGGGAGATTAGTCGAAGTGGTACTGTGTATCGTGGACTAGACTTTCAGGCTATGCAGGTACTTGAGTTAGTAAGTTACTCTGTAGATGGCGACGAGTTCGACATTGAAGATGATGAAGAGGAGATTTCAGAACTATGAGTGAAGCTAAAAATACAGTGACCTATAAAGACGTTGAGTACAATGTGTCAGATTTATCTGATCGTGCCCAACAACTTGTAGGTCTTGTACAGATGGTGCGTGAAGAGGCTGGTGGTCTACAGGCCAGACTAGCTATCCTTCAAGGCGCTGAAGTAAAGTTCTCTGAGGAACTTGAAGGAGAGTTTGATGGTATGGTTGATGAACCTGATGATCAACTAGAACTAGAACTCTCTGGTCTTGACTAAGTTAAAGGGGCTTCGGCCCCTTCTTTTTATGTGGAGATAATTAATGGCATTTGTAAAGTTTCATCAACCTTGTCCTTTATGTGACAGTAGTGATGCTGCTAGCATTAATGCAGACGGTTCTGCTTACTGCTTCAGTTGCTATAAACGCATACGCGACTACGCTAACCCAGAGGAAAACGTGCAAGATTTTAAAACTTACAAGAACAATTCTATGAACGACAACGAAGGTTCATTTTCAGCCCTAACAGACCGTAGTATCTCGCTGGATACTGCTAAGAAATTTGGAGTTAAATCTACAAGCAGCCCTGATGGCACAATAATCTCTCACTCATACCCCTATTACATTGCTAATGAAATGGTGGGCGCTAAGATAAGGAACTGTAAGACTAAAGACTTTTCATGGAGAGGTTCTCCAAAAGGCACAATGCTTTTCGGACAACAACTAGCACAAACGGGAGGTAAGTTCATTACTCTTACAGAGGGTGAGTGTGATGCTATGGCTGCTTACGAAATGATGGGTTCTAAATGGCCCGTGGTTTCAGTCAAGAACGGCGCTGGCGGCAGTGTAAAAGATGTCAAAGAAAACCTAGAGTTTTTGGAATCATTTGATCAGATCGTTATTTGTTTTGATAACGACAAGGTTGGCAAAGAAGCAGCGCAGAAGGTTGCAAGATTATTTCGCCCCGGCAAAAGTAAAATAGTTCAACTACCTGATGAGTTCAAAGACCCCAACGATATGTTGAAAAACAATCGTGGTGCGGGATTCATGGCGGCTTGGTGGGCAGCTAAGACCTACACACCCGCAGGAGTCCTTGACATTACAGATATGAAGGAAGAATTCTTCAAAAATGATGAGAAGGAAGCTATACCATATCCTTGGGAGGGGTTGAATGAAAAGCTATTTGGTATGCGACAAGGCGAGTTAGTTACTTGGACGGGTGGTTCAGGTCTGGGTAAGTCAAGTGTTACTAGAGAACTAGAACACTGGTTACTCAAGACTACGAAGCATAACGTAGGTATACTCGCACTCGAAGAAAACTGGAAGCGTACAGTGTACGGTTTGTTATCTATTGAAGCTAACAAGCGTTTATACATTAAACAAATAAGGGATGAGCTGCCTGCTGGAGAACTATCAAGATACTTTGATAAACTACACGACAAAGAAAATGCTCACCGTTTAATTGTCCACTCTCACCTTGGGGTTCAAGATGTAGAAGAATTGTTTTCTAAACTACGCTACATGATTATCGGTCTGGATTGTAAGTGGGTTGTAATAGATCACTTAGGCATGATGACATCCGCTATGGGCGAAGGCGACGAGCGGAGAGCCATTGATAACATCATGACTAGACTGAGATCCTTGGTCGAGGAAACTGGTGTAGGCATGATGCTTGTGTCGCACTTGAGGCGAGTTGATGGTAACAAGGGCCACGAGAATGGCGTTGAGGTATCTTTGTCGCACCTTAGAGGCTCCAATGGTATTGGTCAAATATCAGACTGTGTGATTGCACTAGAGCGTAATCAGCAATCAGATGATCCTATTGAAGCTTCGACAACTCGTATGCGTATCTTGAAATCTAGATACACAGGAGAAGTTGGTCTTGCCGGACACTTGTTATACGACAAGGATACTGGTAGACTTAATGAGATATTTGTAGAAGAGAAAGAGGAAGTGGAGCTTTGAAACAACTAGTCTTTGACATTGAGACAGATGACGTAAAAGCAACTAAAGTCTGGTGTATATGCACACTTGATGTAGATACAGGAGAAGAAAAAACATTTACATATGAAAACCTTGATGAGGGCGTAGAGCATCTTGAGGGTGCAGATAAGCTGATAGGACATAACATTATTGGCTTTGACGTACCTGTTCTTGAGAAGCTCACAGGAGCCAAGTTGAGTGGCAAGAATCTTGTAGATACTCTTGTGCTTTCTAGGCTCTTCAACCCAGTGCGTGAGGGAGGGCACGGCCTAGAGTCTTGGGGTTATGCTTTGGGAGTCCCTAAGATTGAGTTTGACGAGTATCAGACATTCTCTCAAGACATGTTAGACTACTGCGTTCAAGATGTTCGTCTTAACTTCAGAGTGTTCCAAGAGCTAAAGAAACTTAGTAAGGGCTTTACACCTGAAGCAGTCAAGATAGAAATGGAGACTTATAAAATTATTTGTCGCCAAAGAGACAAAGGTTTTATGCTGGACATACCAAAATCAGAAGAACTTCTTTCAGAAATAAATGGTAAGATGGATGATGTAGTTGTAAAGGTACATCAGAGGTTCGAGCCTAAAAAGCAGACTAGATATTTGTACCCTCAGTTCTCTAAGACAGGTAGTCTTATGAAGACAGCTATAGATAACTTTGGTAAAAATACAAGGCTTGGCCCCATTGAGTTCTCTCAGATGGAAGAGGCCGTTAATGCAAACGGTAAGAACGTAAAGATTCCTAGAGTTGAATTAACAGACTTTAATCTTGGATCTCGAAAGCAGATAGGAGAATACTTGATGGAGTTCGGCTGGGAGCCAAAAGTATTCACACCTACTGGGCAACCGCAGGTAGATGAAAAGATATTATCTAAAGTGGATATACCAGAGGCAGCACTTATCTGTGATTACCTAATGTACCAGAAGCGCATAGCACAGATTGAGTCTTGGCTGAAGGCTGTAGAGAACTCAAGGGTACATGGTTTTGTAAACAGTAATGGTACTATTACAGGGCGTATGACGCACAACAGCCCCAACTTAGCGCAAGTACCCAGTAGTAATTCACCATACGGTAAAGACTGTCGGGCTTGCTGGACTGTGCCTAGAGGCTACAAACTTGTAGGTATTGATGCCAGTGGGCTTGAGCTAAGAATGCTTGCACACTATCTTAACGACGAGGATTATACTAATGAAATTGTTAACGGAGATGTCCACACAGCTAACCAAAGATCTGCTGGACTTGAATCAAGAAATCAGGCTAAAACTTTCATCTATGCCCTCTTGTACGGTGCAGGAAATGAAAAACTTGGAAGTGTGGCTGGGGGAGGTGCGAAGCTTGGTTCACGACTTAGAAAATCTTTCTTCGATAATCTACCATCATTCAGAACACTTACAACAAGAGTTGAAAGAGCGGCAGCAAAAGGTTACTTAAAAGGTATTGATGGGCGCAAAGTATTCATACGATCAAAACACGCTGCGCTAAATAGCCTGTTACAAAGTGCTGGCGCTATTGTTATGAAGAAAGCCCTGATAATCTTTAATGAAAAGATAGCACACCTTGATGCTCACTTTGTCGCTAATGTCCATGATGAATGGCAGATTGAGGCAGAAGAAACTATAGCCGATTCTGTAGGTAACTTAGGCGTTGAAGCAATTATACAAGCTGGTGTAGAATTGAATCTTAATTGTCCTTTAGATGGAGAATATAATGTCGGAAGCAACTGGTCAGAAACCCACTAATAAGAACACATACTTTGAGGATGGGCGATGGTGGTACATTGGGTGTAACGATGGGGCCAAAAGATCCTTAGAGTCTCACATAAAGAAAAACAAAACTAGAATGTTTGTTAATGGAAAGTATATTCCTAAAACACATCCTCTACACAAACCCGGAAGATACAAAGGATTCACTGACGCAGCCTTTAGCTCCTTAAAAAACTACGAGCAGTCCAAAGAAGGACAGGTTTATATAATAGTAAGCCCTGCCTACCCCGGATGGTGTAAAGTGGGGATGGCTGTGGACGCAGAGGACAGGCTCAAGCAGTATCAGACTAGCTCCCCGTATAGAGATTATAAGTTAATTAAAGTATATGATGTACTTGATAGGCGTGAGGCTGAGAGGTTTGCGCACAAGCTTCTGGCTAAGAGACACGATATAAAGGGCGAGTGGTTCTACATACAGCATCCTGTAGCCGAATCTATATTAGAACTACCAATGAGAAAGTTTCAATGAAAGAAGTAAGCACAGTTGTTGATGATATATACAAGTTACTGGAGCCTTTATGTTCTGGCGAAAGTATAGAAATACCTAATGATGCTATAGAAGATCTAGGCGAGAACATCAAAGATGTTTTTTATTCTTGGAAAAGTGTATCAGAAAGAAACAAAAAGTTTACTTTAAGGATGTCTAATATAGGCAAGCCCTCTCGACAGCTTTGGTACGAAAACAAAAGTAAATCAGGAAATAGGGAGAACATAGACCCTGCTACTTTTATTAAGTTTATGTATGGACACGTCTTGGAAGAGATACTTCTTTTCTTGGTTTCACTATCAGGACACGAGGTTACAGACTGTCAAAAGCAGGTGGTGGTTAATGGTATATCTGGTCACATGGACTGTAAGATTGATGGCGAGGTGGTGGATGTTAAGACTGCATCCGGCAGGGCCTTTCAGAAGTTCTCTAATGGTACATTATCAGAAGATGACCCCTTTGGTTACATAGCCCAGCTATCGGGTTATGAAGAGGCAGAGGGTACAAGCGAGGGAGGCTTTCTTGTTATTAACAAAGAGACAGGACAATTAGCTTTTTTTCAACCTGAAGAGCTTGACAAAATCCACGTAGGCTCTAGAATAGATAGTCTACGTTCAAGCTTGGAGCTTGACACCCCGCCGGAGCGATGCTATTCTCCTATACCAGACGGCAAGCAGGGTAATATGAAACTACCTAAAGGTTGTGCTTACTGCCCTCATAAGTTTGACTGTCATTCCGACGCTAATAACGGTAAAGGTCTCAGGGTATTTGATTATGCCAAAGGCGCTGTTTACCTGACAGAAGTAAAAGCAAAACCTAGAGTAGCAGAGATATTTTATGAACGCTAAAATGTGTAAGAGGATTTCTAGTAGGGCTGATACTATCTTAATTGATTGGCTAAAGGGGTTGATACCTGAAGAGGATCACGACAAGATAAATAAAAATAATTTTAAAGAATATCTTCCTGATGAAAACTATTTCTATGTAAATAAAACACTTTGGTTGAGTTTCTATTCTCCTAAGTGGACTAGGAAGTTGCTCAAGAAAATGATAAAACTTGGAGCAGACCTAGACTCCATAACCATTAAAGATTTAGAATGGATGAGAAAACAATCAGTACAAAGAAACGAACAGTAAAGTCTAGGTCTCGTAAGCCCAGAGTCCCTCGCCCAAAGAAGTACTTAAAGCCCGATGGTAATAGATACGACTCTATATGGGAGGCAGTCCTTCACGAATCAATACTCAAAGACTGGTCACATCACACAGACTATGTTCAATATGTTATTGAGCATAAGTATGAGCCTGACTTCGTTAGAGTTATTGACGGCAAGAAAATTCTTTTAGAATCTAAAGGCAGGTTCTGGGACTTTCAAGAGTACAACAAGTATGTCTGGGTAAAGAAACATTTACCTGAAGATACAGAATTGGTATTCTTGTTTGCCAACCCTTCTGCTCCAATGCCGGGAGCAAAGAGGCGCAAGGATGGCACCAAAAGATCTCACGCAGAGTGGGCGGGAGCAAACGGCTTCAGATGGTTTAGCGAAGATACAATCCCTGATGAATGGATTGATGCTAAGGCTAGAGAGTCTGAAGAGTTTAAAAAACGTAATGATAAACTTGATTTGGAGATGCAATGAGCATTGATGACGCAACCCCAGAAGAATGGAACAAAGTAAACAGGAAGAAGGACTGGGAGTGGATGGATGAAGTCAGTAATGACCACCCTTTCTTTGGAGATAAACCGGACAACAAACCGGACATGGTGAACCGTCCAGCACACTACAACAACGGCAACATGGAGTGTATTGACGCTATCCGTGGTATGCTTACGCACGATGAGTACATTGGTTATCTCCGTGGTAATGCACTAAAGTATAACTGGCGATGCCGCTACAAAGGTAAGCCAATAGAAGATTTACGTAAGGCGCGTTGGTACGAAGAGCGTCTTATAACTTATCTGCTGGAGCATCCTAGTGAGCATCTACGATAGGAAAGCAGAACGTATTGAGAGGTTTCAGAAAAGGAAACAATCTAAAAACAAAGCTCGTACCAGAGGGTACAGGAAAGAACAGTTAAGGGAGAAAGATGACGAGTACGACATCCAAAATTGGAAAGCAGGATTATTTGGGGATTCAGATTGACTATGATCGTGATGACCTATTAAATACTTTTTCTCTAGAAACTTTAAAAGATAGATATTTTTGGGAGAATGAAACCCATGCACAAGAAGCCTTCGCAAGAGCATCGGTCTATAGTGCAACGTATCAAGGGCATACTGACTACAATCTTGCACAGCGACTTTACGACTACGCAAGCAAGGGCTGGTTCGGTTTTAGCACTCCTATACTTAGCAACGGGGGAACCACTCGTGGTTTACCTATTAGCTGTTTTCTCAATTATGTTCCAGATTCAAGGCGTGGCCTTTCTGATCACTATGATGAGAACATATGGCTGGCAAGTGGAGGTGGAGGCTTGGGTGGATATTGGGGTGCTGTTAGAAGTAATGGCGTTTCAACTTCTAACGGTAGTCAGTCTACTGGTAGCATTCCATTTATGCACGTAGTTGATAGTCAGATGCTGGCGTTCAATCAAGGTATCACACGAAGAGGATCTTATGCAGCGTACATGGATATTACTCACCCAGAAGTTGAAGAGTTTATTGCCATGCGAAAGACTACTGGCGGTGATCTTAACCGTAAGTGTCTTAATTTACACAACGGAATTACAATAACAGATGAGTTTCTTGAGGCAGTCAGAAACGATGATCAGTGGAGACTGATTGATCCTAAGTCTAAGCAGGCCATCAAGACTGTATCGGCAAGGGACTTGTGGTGGCAGCTAATACACACTAGGGCAGAGACAGGAGAACCCTACATTGTTAACCTAGACCGCTGCAACGAGGCTTTACCACAGTCACAGAAGGATCTAGGACTAGAGGTACGTCAGAGTAACCTATGCTCTGAGATTACCCTACCGACTAGCGAGGAACGTACAGCAGTCTGTTGCTTGTCTAGTGTGAACCTAGAGTACTTTGACGAGTGGAAGGACAATGAGTTATTTATCAGTGATCTAATCACAATGCTTGACAACGTGATAGAACACTTCATTGACAACGCTACACATGGGGAACATGCGTGGCACTTTGATGACACCTTTGAGGAGTTTAGCAAGTATGTTCACCCAGATAAAAAAGGCTTTACAAAAGCCGCTTATAGTGCATATAGAGAACGCGCAATTGGCCTTGGAGCGATGGGCTTTCACAGCTACCTACAACGCAATGGTATACCTTTTGAAGGTATGTACGCTGCCAGTTTCAATAACAGAGCATTCAAGCACATTAAAGATAGAGCCACATCAGCTTCTAGTGTTCTTGCATCTGAACGTACTGAAGCACCTGATATGGTTGGTAGGAACCTTCGTAATTCTCACCTGCTTGCTATTGCTCCTAATGCCTCTAGTAGCATTATATGCGGTGGAACGAGTCCTTCAATTGAGCCAACGAGGGCTAACGTATTTACGCACAAGACGCTGACAGGCTCATACAAGGTAAAGAATAAGTATCTGGAGGAATTACTTGAGAAGAAAGGTATTAACAACGAACAAACGTGGAAAGATATTGCTGCTGCTGAAGGCTCTGTTAAAGACATACCGGAACTCACGGAAGAAGAGAAGGAAGTATTTAAGACAGCGCCTGAACTTAACCAAATCTGGGCCATTGAACACGCCTACCAAAGACAAAAGTACGTCTGTCAGGCGCAGTCAGTAAATTTATTCTTTGAGCCGCCCCCAGCGACAGCGCCACAGGAGGTACACGATGAGTATTTGGCATACGTTAATCACGTACATTGGACAGGAGCTAACAAACTCAAATCTATGTATTACCTGCGAACTACAGCGGCTAGAAATACAGAGAATGTTAACATCAAGATACCAAGAATTAATTTAGAAGAGGAGTGTCTAAGCTGTGAAGGCTAAATTTAAAGAGACAATGATTTGGTTTTATTACACATGGGATTCTTTCATGAATCTAAAATACAATCCATTTAGATTCATAGGGGATGTAAGTATGCAGATGTATTTAATGCTTGCTTTATCTATTGTGTGGACTGCTTGCTTCTGTAGTTTGATAGCAGGCTGGTCGGGAATTATTCCATTAATATACGGTCATGTAGTTACTATATTTGCATTGTTTATGACCTACGCCACATTCAAAGACGCAGAGAAAAACAATGCAGTATGGATAACTAGGTGGAAAGAAGAGTATAATCTACTTTCTGTATTAAAACGCCGCGGCAAGAATAAAAATATCTGCCAATGGGACTTGGAGAAAGAAGCATGAAAATACTATTAGCATTATCTTTATTATTGTTTACAGCATGTAGCACTACGTCAGGTGAAGGAAGCAGATGGAAAAACATGGGGCCTGATCAGGTACACTGCAAAAAACATGAGTTTAAAATGTGTAGCTACTACGGCACACTTTACATTTGTGAATGTAAGCTGGTATGACAGAAGAGCATCCGGTCTATAGGGCTAAATTTTATATACCAGAGCTAAAAAAGTCTGTATCATGGAAAGAGTACCTAGATTACTACAATGATTTAGATGAGCAATTTTGGCTGTATAGCTATTATTGCTCTCAGATGTGGGCAAGCTACATGGATGACAAATGCAAAAGGCGTGAATCGCCATTGAGCTACAGAGAATATGTCGATAAGTACACAAAACTGTTAGAGGAAGGATTCAATGATAGACCCAAAGATTAGAGCCATGAAGAATTTGTACAGGGCTGAGATAGACGTATACAAAGAAGAAGTACAGAACTATCTAGACAACCCTGTAGGTGTTGGAGAACATGGTAATTTGATTGAGACTATGGACAAGTTGGTTCAGAAGATGGCAGAAGCAGAAGATAAACTAATTGTATTGGAGACACATTTCAGTGAGTAACATAATTAATTTAATGCCCACACAGGCTAGCGCAGATGAAGTCCTAGAGGAGTGTAAGGGGGAGTTGAAAGACGTTCTGGTGCTTGGTTGGACTTCTGAAAATGAACTTGTCGCTAAGTCCACGACATCTATGGACATGAAGGAAATTATTTACACAATGGAAGTATTCAAACAAACACTCATTACTGTAGGACATGAAGTAGAATGATAGACGAAACATTACCTAAGATAGTTGTAGGCGAAGTAAAAGAAAACGAAGATGGTTCCGCAGAGGTAGAGCTTCATTTAGAACCGCCTGCCGTTCAATTAATACTTGACATAGGTTTAAATCAACTACTAAGAGAACACTTGGAGAACATAAAAGATGAGTGATGAACTAATACACCTAATAAGCCTTTGGGCCATGAAGCGTGGTATAGTTAACAACAGCACACCTTTAGCGCAGTTTGCTAAACTTGTGTCTGAGATAGGAGAGCTAGGGGATAACATAGCTAAGGAGCGTGATGTGACTGATGACATTGGTGACTGCTTGGTGGTGTTAAACACCTTAGCTATAATGAACGACACTACCCTAGAGGAATGCCTACAGGTAGCGTATGATGATATTAAAGATAGGAAGGGACACATGAATAATCATGGTGTCTTTATTAAGGAGGGAGACGTAGGATGATTAAATTTACAAGTAATGATAGCTATTCTATTGAGATGAGTATAGACAACGAGATAGATATAAATCAACTTACAGAATTTTTCAGTTGCTTCGCAAAGGCCGTAGGATACTCTCATGTATCGGTGTACAAAGGCTTTGAAAAATATCTGGAAGAACATGAATTTGAAATAAGGGGGAATGAATGAGTTTATTAGATACTAGAGATTACTACAAACCATTTGACCATCCTTGGATGTTCGACTATTACTCACAACAGAATCAGATGCACTGGTTCCCAGAAGATGTACCTCTACACAATGACGTGAAAGACTGGCAGACGATGACTGACGAGGAGAAGAACCTACTGACCCAGATCTTCCGATTGTTTACACAGTCAGATGTAGACGTAGGTGCTGGGTACGTAGACCGCTACATGCGTATCTTCAAGAAGCCAGAGGCACGTATGATGATGTCCTCATTCGCTAACATGGAGTCAATACACCAACATGCCTACAGCCTACTATTGGACACTGTAGGGATGCCAGAGTTGGAGTATAAGGCGTTTGCAGAGTACGAGGCTATGGCTGACAAGCACGAGTACATCAACGCTGTGAAGGTCACTAAGGGCGACAAGAAGTCTATTGCCAAGGCGCTGGCGATCTATTCAGGATTCACTGAGGGGCTGCAACTCTTTAGTAGCTTCATCATTCTACTGAACTTCCCGCGCTTTGGAAAGATGAAGGGCATGGGACAGATCATTACCTACAGTATACGTGATGAATCCATGCACGTAGAGGCAATGACAAAGCTCTTCAGGGAGTTTATGCAGGAGAACATTGACCTATGGACTGATGACTTCAAGAAGGAGATCTATCAGGCATGCCGTGAAATGGTTGACCTAGAGGATAGGTTCTTGGACTTGGTGTTTGAGCAGGGAGACATTCCCGGTCTTACTAAGCAAGAGATGCAACAGTACATCAGGTACATTGCTGACCGTAGGTTGTTACAGTTAGGACTCAAGCCTAACTATGGAGTCAAGGACAACCCATTAAACTGGCTTGACGATGTGCTTGGCGTAGAGCATCAGAACTTCTTTGAAGGCCGTGCCACCACCTACATGAAGGCTGGGCTGCGCGGTGACGTTGGTAAAGTTTCCTTTACTAAGGTTGCCTAGCATGGAGGGGAACATTATAAGCTTTAAAGTATTTGTTAACTCTAAAGGTATTCTGATGAGTGAGTATAGGAAGCTACCTGTCGAAAAAGTAACTTCTGTATTTAATGAAAGTGATACCCCGTTAATAAAGAAAGTACTAAGCGAAGTAGAAAGAAAGGTAGGTGATCTACATGAGCAGTTAGAAAAGGAACTAGACGCTCTAAACTGATATATTTATGGTCTGGGATGATGAGGATACATTGCGTACACTTACCGTCCCATGATCATACTGGTAGTACACAGTTTTAAAAACAGTAGTATCAATTCTATTAGTACCCCCAGTAGGATCAGTAACAACATTATGCCTTGTTTGCGTGTCAACATAGCTGTTTAACAACGTACTTGATATAGCAGATACAGGCCCTACCATTTCGTTTTATCTGCCCAATATGCCGCGCTCATTTTACCCTTCGCAATATTCTTACGATGTCGAGCCTTGAAGCTTGCACGTTTCTTCTTCATACGCTCCGACTCTCCTGCCTTTGGCTTACCTGCCGTCTTAGCACCTTGTTGACCAAAGCGAATAGTTTTAACTTTGTCGCCTTCTTTAGCCACTACAACATGAGATTTTGTGGGGTGCTTCGGAGTCCTCTTTGGTTTGTTATAACCGCTAACGCCTGCACGAGCTAATCGTGGGTCTTTCTTCTTAGCCTTACCGCCCCTCTTGTACTCTTCTCTATCCATCATTTACGATGCCTCGCTGTTTTCTTAGCTATCTTTTTGGGTTGCTTGGAGTGCTGCTTTCCTTTCTTTGTGTCTTCACGTTTCTTTCGGGAAGTGGCAGCGTACTTCTC